CGACTTCTTCCCGGTCTCCGCGCGGTAGGATTCGAGCTCCTTCTGGACCTTGACCTTCGCTTCGTTCGCCATCAGCGGCCTCCCTTGACGATCCGGAGCTCGATGCCGGGGTACGCCGTCTCGTAGAGCTTCCGCTTGAGCCGGAACGCCTGCGTCTCGATGCCCTTGACGTCCTCCAGCCATACCTTGCCGTCCTTGCCGACCACGATGAAGTCCGCGACGTACCGGATGCCCTGCGCGACCACGAGCGACGGCTGGCAGCCGATCGTCTGGACCTCCCCGGCGCGCTGCATCAGCTTGAGCTCCTGGTAGCGCCGAGCCTCCGCCTTGCTGTCGAACAGGATGCCGTCGACCGTCGTCTTGACGTTGTGGTACTTCGGGGCCTTGATGATTCTCCGCACGGGCATCAGTTCGTCCTCCTGTGCTTTGCGGCCTGCGGGCAGGTCGCAAAGTGGCTGGTGTACCGGACCTCGCGCTGCTCGTTGTTGTCCTCCGGCCCCGCCCTCCGGCAGGTACCAGCGCGCCCGGTGCGGCTCACGAGGAACTCCTTCGCGTTCGGGTCTGCCACGACCAGCACGCCCTCCGTGTTGCACGGCATCGCCTTGCCGGCCAGCGTCTTGATCCAGATGATCGGAGCTCCGCAGCTCTTGCAGTTGTCGTACATGCTCGCCATCGATTCAGCCTCCCTTCGTTCCGTAGAACCGCATCGTCGACCCGTAGAACAGCAGGTCGCACTTTCCGCCATCCTCCCCGCCCCTCGACTTCCCGCACTTCGCGTGCCGTAGCCGGAGGTCGCCCTTCGTCTTCCAGAGAAACAGGACCTTGTCGCTGATCTGCTCGATCTCGCCGCAGTCCTTGAGGTCCGCCAGCGTCGGCTCGTCGAACTCATCGACCTTGCGGCTGAGCTGCGCGACCATCAGAATCACCACGCCCTTCGTCATGGCGATGTGCTTGAGCCGGACGCAGCTCTCCTTCGTGTCCGCGTACTCGTTCTGGTTCTTGTACCCCGCTCCCGGCTTGACATGCCCGATGTGGTCCACGACGAGCAGGCGGCAGGGCGACCCCTTGCGCTCCATCTCGTCGAGCACGCCCGCGATGCCCGTGACCGTGTTGACGCCATCGACCAGCCGCATCCGCATGGACCTCGCGGCGGACAGCGCATCGGCGACGGCCGACATCTGCACGTCCGACATCTGCATCGACCGGATGCGGTCCTGCCCGACATCCGTGACGTGCGCGAGGTTGCGGATCGCCAGCTCCTGCCGCGTCATCTCCGTCGACACGTAGACCACCTGCCGGGTCTTCGCGGTCAGCACGGCCGGCGCGATGGCGATGGAGCTCTTGCCGACGCCGGTGCGCGCCGCGATCGTCACGATGTTCCCCGGCAGAATCTCGCCCAGGATGTCGTCGACCGGCGCGACGTTGAACAGGATCCGGTCGTCTGCGCTGCGCTTCCGCGTCGCCTCGTTGAACGCGGCCATCATCAGGTCGCCGTAGTCCTCGGAGTCCGGGCGCACCCTCCGGCCCGCCACGCCGTCCGCGATGTGCTTGAGTTCTCCGCACACGTCCGCGGGCGTCAGCGTCGACAGCCGCTTGGCCATCGCCTCGAGCCCCTTCTTCGCCCACAGCCGGTCGGAGTTGTCCGCGACGGCCTGGATTAGCCTGCGGTACCCCGCCGCGCTCCGTGCGTCGTCGTCGGCCGCGTCCGTCGCGCCGGTGAGCACCGCGAACAGTTCGTTGGGCAGGCCGGCCACCATCGCGGCCATGTCGACGTGCTCCCCGCTCTCCCGGTGGATCCTCTCGATGGCGTCGAACAGCTTGCGCGTCTCCGCCGTCGTGAAGTCCTCGACCCTCAAGCGTTCGAGCATCTCGCCCTGGCAGTCGACCGACTCCAGCGACAGCCCCAGCAGCACGCGCTCGGTTCTCTCCGCTGCCGTCATTGGCCCATGTACTCCCGCAGCTTCTCCTGCAGCGCCTCGCGGCAGTCGTGGATGATCTCGCCCGGTTCCGCCACGATCTCCGTGGGCGAATGGTCCGGGTACTTCGACACAGGCTCGGCGGCGGATCTGGACTTCGCCTTTTCCGCCCACTCCACCCACCGCTCGTCCCGCAGGAACGTCGCGGCGTGCTTGATGTACTTCTCCTCGGTCCGTTCTCGCTGGCAGTGCTCCGAGTATTCCTCGGCGGCCATGACCAGCCCCTTCGGATCCGACAGCGAGTTCGCGATCTTCCGGTATACCTTCCGGGCATCGGCCTTGTCGACCTTCCTCGGATACGCCTTCCAGAAATCCTCGAATACATCAACCGCAGTTGAGGAGTTCGGATTGGATTCGGATTGGATTCGGATTGGATTGGATTGGATTACGGGTGCATTTGATATCATCTGATATCCGTTGATATCATCTGATTTCATGGTGTCCGCAGGGGGGGTCGGGTACTTCCTTCGCTTCGACCTGATCTGCTGATTTTCCTCCCATTTCAGGACCTGGATGTAGGTTTCGCCCTCGTGGACGAAGACCTTGGAGAGACCGACATCGCATAGCCGGTCCCTCCATTTCTTCACGATCTCGTCCCGGTATCTGCGTCTCGGGAAGAGCTTTGCGGACAGGACGCCGGGGTCTCCGTAGAAGGTCCCGTAGTCGTCGCAGTTGACCAGCAGCCGGTAGAAGAAGACCTCCTCATCCGACGAAAGCTGGTTGACCTTGCGGCTCACGCAGATGCTCTCCTTGATGATGCGGTTCGGCATGTCACGCCTCCTGCTTGTCCTCGAGGTCGAACGGAAGCCCTTCGTTGGTGTCCTGAGGTGCCTCATCCGAGGGTGTGACGTCGGTTGCGGTGGGTGCGGGGCTCTGCATCTGCTCGTCAGCGGCGTCCGCGTAGTCGGAGAGCTGCGCCTTCTGCAGATCGATGGACATGATCCCGTACTTGCTCAGGAGCTGGCGCAGGATGGTCTTGGTCCCCATCTCCTCGTAGTTCTTCGCCCACGGGGAGTAGTCGCTGCCGTAGCTCATCGAGTACCGCTTGGCGTGCGCGTTCATCTTCTCGACGGACCAGTAGAGCGCCTTGCTGAACCCGTTTACCGTCTCGATGTAGGCCGAGAACCCGACGAGCCTGCTGCTCGTCTGCTTGCCCGACAGGTCGATCGCGCCGGTCAGTCGGTCTTCCGACTTGAACTCTCCCTCGTAGACCGGGCCGGCGTGGATGTGCCGATACGCCCCCGAGCGCAGGCAGAGCTGGATGTAGCCTTTGTACCCGAGCTGGAACGTCGGGACGGTCTTCCCGAGCTTGCGGTCGTTGAACGGGACGATCCACGACAGCCCGAGCTGCTTATTGATCGGGAGGTCGAGCGTGGCGGCCTTGAACGCCTCGGCGAGCACCTCGGACGGCCGGCACTGCTGCAGGGTCTTGTCATTGTTGTAGAGGTCGACCACGGACGCGAGGAACTGGTCCGCGCGCTCCCGGAGGGCGTTGCGGAACATCGCCTGCACCTGGTCGGTGGAGATGAGGTCCTTGAGCTTCTCCTGCCCTGCGGGAGCGAGCGCGCTCTGGACGGGCGCGGCCTTCTGCGCAGCCCCCTGGATCATGCCGGACGTATTGTTGGTCTTGCGGATCTCAGTCATTGATTGCCTCCTCCTGCTTCACCTCGAAGCGTCTGGACTCCGAGGTCTTCACGTACTTCGCGTAGGTCTCCGGCTGCTCCTTCTTCAACCGGTCCGTGTCGAGTCGGTTCGTCGTCACGGTCTTCCATCTGACCATCCACCCGGACGCCTGGCCTCCGTCCGCCTCCCCGATCTCCATCTGGATCCGTTGCTTGATGGCCTCCTGCTCCTTCTCGAGTCCCTTGATCGCGGCGTCGAGCTCCTTGTACCGCGCTATGTCGTCCTCGAGCCCGTACAAGGGCACCAGGAGGCCGTCGCCGCGTCCCGACGGGAATCTGGACTTGATGAGCTCGCCGGCGCGCTCCGAGCCGTCTGGCGCGGGCGGGTTCTGGAGCAGCACGTTCTCCTCCCAGAACGCCTTCTCGGTGGCGATGAGCGTCGCGATCTCGTCGTCGTTGCGCTCGATCTCGAAGACGTGGAAGTCCTTGTTGAGGACCTCGACCGCCAGGTACCACTTGCGGACGTCCATGACGGCCATGTAGTGCGCGCACTGGGCGTAGTACGACTGCGGGATCTGCCCGCCCTCGAAGTCCGAACGGTTCATCATGCTCGTGGTCTTGATCTCGAGGCCGCAGTCCTCGCCCACGACCCAGCGGTCGATGTTCGCCAGCATCCACGGGTGCTCCGCGTGCTGGAAAAGGAAGTTGCGGCGCATGGTCTTCTTTCCGGTCTTCTGCTCGAATCGCTCCGCGATGATCGGCTCGAGCTTCGTCCCGAGCCACATGGCCTCGGTCTCCTCCTTCTCGGGCGCGAGGCCGAGCTTGTCCATGTAGACGTTGATCGCGGAGGAGTACGGGTTCATGCCGAGGATCCGCGGTGCGTCGCTCCCGCCGATGCCGGACCGGCGGTATTCGAGCCAGGTCTCGCGCGGCATGTCGAGCGTGGATACCAGTTGCACGGGCCGCATGGTCACTCCCCCTTTTCCTTGAAGAACACGGTCGACCCAATCTGGGTCACCCGGTCCAGCTTCGTGCGGAAGAACTCGCTCGACGTCGCCGACGGCACGGTGCAGAAGTAGAGCACGACCTGGGCGACCGGCGGCACGTCGACGGCGCAGTATGCGTTGTAGGCCGCGGCCGTCTCGAGGAGTCCCGGCGTCGCCCACAGCCACGCCTTGCTCGTGACGGGCGAGAACTGCCCCGGGGCCGTCAGTATCGGCAGCAGCGAGTCGGACTTGCCCTCTGCCGCCCAGCGGTTGAGCACGACCTGGGCGACCGCGCGGCACTCCTTGTACGGCGCGGTGCTGTCGCACTCTGCCGCCACGATCTGCGCGAGGAGCTGCAGGTTGGTTGCTTTCGATGGGTTGAACGGCTTGCGCCCGGCGCGGGCCTCGTTGACCTCCTCGTCGAGCGCGGCGATGGTGACGTTGCGGGCCTCGACCTGCATCCACGCCTCCTCAAGCTCCTCCTCTGCATCGGTATGGAGTGCGCGCTCGTTGTCGGCGATAGCTTCGGCCCGGCCCAGCTCGTCCGTGAGGTCAGCGACCTCGGCGGTCAGGCGGTGCGCCTCGGCATGGAAGTGTCCGGCGTAGACGAATGCGACGATGGCGATGCAGAGGACGGCGTATCCGAGCGTCGTCATGCTTGCGCCCTCCATGCTTCGAGCCACTTGTCGAAATGCTTTTCCACGTCCATGCAGTAGAGTCCGGTGAGGTTTTTCCCGCACGGTCCGCACAACGGACACGCGGGGTCTTTTTCCCACATTTTGCAGCGCCCGATATTGCGCCACGTCATCGCCAGTTTCAACGCCTCGCCCTCCTCGGCGGCGCGGACCAGTTCGGCTACGGCTTCGCCGAACTCGACGGGAGTGTATCTGTGGTCGTCGGTTGCGATTCGGATCGCGTCCCTCGTCGTCATGGCGTCAGCCCGCTCTGCGTCGTCTCTTATTCTACGCCGCCCGCGTCGAGGCCGAGGATGCGTCGTTTGACGATCAGCAGGTCGGTCGCGCTCACCCGTCCGTCGCGGTTGACGTCACAGGGGTCGTACCGCGGGTCGATGGCGTGCCCGTTGCTCGTCAGCAGGGCGACGACGAGGAATGCGAGCGCGGCGCATGTCAGGAACCCGATGCCGAACCATGCGGTCAGCTCGCGCTTGGTGGTGGTCGATGTCGGCGTGTGCGCCCAGCTGATGCGCGGCACGTCGGCCATGCGGTCCTCGAACCTGGTCGGGTTGTTGTGCTTCATCGGGTGCCTCCTCTCGTGATCTTGACGGCCTCGACGTAGTGGCCGTCGTCCAGCGTGCATTTGCCCTTGCCGGCCTTGCACTTGCGCTTGTCCTCGGTGCAGACGTCGCACGGGTACCAGTAGTTGCCGCGGCATCCCGGCTCCGGGCAGGCGTAGACGTGGATGCGGACGGGGATCTGGAGCTCCGACCCGCAGCCCTCGCACTTGACCGTGCGCATGGGCGTGGCCGGTGCGACGAAGCCGATCGGCGGGGCGGGCTCGGCGTCGTGCTCGGGGTACAGGTATGCGTGCTTGGCGCGCGGTCGGGAGCCGGTGCCGTCGACCCAATCGCTCGCCCTAGCCACGGCGCACGCCCTCGAACAGCTCGGGGATGGACTCGACGATGCCCCACACGGCGAGGGCGAGGACGATGGCGAGGATCACGATCTGCGCGGTCACTTGAACACCGGCTTCCAGCAAAGGCCCGGCAGGGCGCTGTGCGCGATGCTCTCGCGGCTCTCGATCTTGATGATCTGCAGCTTTTCCTCGACGCGAGCAGGAGTGAATGCGTTCGTCGTATAGCACCGCGCATAATCGGCGCGGGCGTCGTCGCGGTCCTTGAGGGTCTCCGCCAGGTCGGCGGCCTTCTGCTTGCGGTTGCGCTTCATGTCGTCCTCCTCTACTTCTTGACCGACTTGCAGGCGCAGTCGGTCTTGCATTCGGACATCTGCTCGCGGATGTCGCGGCGGATCGCGCGGCGCTCGGTGCGGCGGTAGCTGCTCTTGATGGCATGCTTGCGGATCGTCATGACTTGCTCCTCCTCGTGGATGCGACGAATGTCTCGATGGCCTCGTCGCTGATGATGATGCGGGTACCGATGCGGTCGACCTTGAACGTCTTGTCTGCGATGCGGCGGTCGAGGGTCCGGCGGCTGACGCGGAGTATCACCGCGGCCTCCGGCACCGTGTGGTAGGTGGTCATGCGTGCGTCTCCACGAACTTGCGCATCCAGTCCTGCCCCTTGCCGAGCACGACGGGCTGGATGTGCGGGCGCGGCTCTCCGGTCGTCGGGTCGTACCAGATGGTCTCCCGGACGGCGAGAATGCCCCGGTCGATGAACTCCTGGTACGGGCGGTTGTTGTGCATCAGCACGCTGTGCTCCT